GGTGCTGTATATGTTTCAATTGTTGTCTTTTGATTTTGGAACCGTCTCCATGAGTCACAGAGAAACAATACTAATACATAATCCAAGATGTCCGATAAGTGCCCATATTTTTCTTCTTTTCCACCGGTTTTGGGGTTTAATACTTTTTTCTTGGATTTGGTGCCGTCAGAGTTCTTCTGCTGATATATCATATCTTCAGTAAATTTACGACACCGTAGGTCTGCCATGAATTTCCAACCGTCAAACCCGTTTAATATAGCGTTGACAAACTCCAACCGGGTACTTTGTGGCGGCTGCTTCTGAAGCAATTTTATACGTGGCCTTAGTACATTGTTTTTCATATTGTCCACTATAATAGTATAGTTGTTGACACCTTCTTCTGTTTGCGTGCTACGTGCTAATCCTGCTGGGTCTCCTGTTATAATTATTCCGCCTATATGCTGATTCTGGAGGTGTTTGTCTCTTATTTTTTGAGATAATTTGGGGGTATTGTTTTCTTTGTTCTCTGGTTTACCTAAGTTTTCTTCCAGCAGATATATTTCTTTCTTTTCATAATTAATCTGCAACTCCATCTCACTCATATATGGAGCGACATTAAAGTCCCATCCTGATATGATTGGCTTCATCGGATCATAAACTTTTTCCCGTAACCGTTCAATAAGATGTTTTTCGCCATCAAAATTCCAATATGCAGCCATAAGGTTTGAATCAACAAAATCCCAGTTCCCATATAAAAGCCTTTCTCGTGTTGCTCGATCTGTAATTTTGTTTAATGCTGCAACATAGGTCTGTACAAACTGAATATCCGGATTATCAAAAACAGAGAATGGTACGTATGCTTCGCCTTCTTTGCATAATACAGGATTTCCTTCATCGTCTTGAACAAAACGCGAACGTACCCAATTGATGCAAGGGTTGGTTGACATCATCATTCTAGCAGTTTTAAATGTTTCTGCTGTGCGCCAACGAAGACGAGAAAATAATACCTCAATAGCTCTTTCTGAAATCTCTGATACCTCATCTATGAATGCAATAGTATATTCTGAAGACCCGAAACGTTCAAAGTTTGGATCTGAAGGTAAGTCAACCATTTCTTGCATGATGATGACTGAATCATTCCAAAATGTCAATATCCCATCCAGATTGTTTATTTTGTAATTCACCCCTTCTTTTAGCCCCCATTCCTTACATACTTTCTTTATGGTATTCCAAGTAGAACCTTTCAAGCTCTTTAAGGTTTTACGAGCTACAACGGCACGTATATCTGGAAATCTCATACAGCTACTAACAAGCCAGCAGCTTCCTAAATAAGATTTTCCACCTCCGGCTGCACCACCTCCTAAAATAAGTTGTGGTAAATTTTCAGAGCCGCATGATGTGCAATATGGTTTATATTGTGGATTTCCTTTAATATCATGTCCGACCATTTTTTGTGATATATGCCCTCCACAATGAGGGCAATAGTCGGGTTGAAGTAATTTCCATAATTCATATTGTTTGGGAGATGGCTTGAAATCAATTTTTATGTTTGGTGCTTTTAATCCTACAGCCATATTGTTAATTTAAAACAATAAATGGGAATCCGTACAGTAAGACAGATTCCCATTCGTATGGAAGATATGATTGTGAGTAAAGAAGTAAGAAATCAATTTTGTGCTTCGTTATAGATGCGTTCAACTACAGCCCACATTTCATCTGGCATTTGCTGTTCTGCAATAGCTTCACAAGACCTACGCATATAATCCAGTTCTTCTTTAGAAAATTCTACCACTAATGGGGTTTCTGCGTCTTTTTGAACGTTCCATTCAATTCGCTTTTCTTCCTTTTTTTCGACTATTTCATAGTCCTTTCTGTCTTGCTCTGAAATAGCAATTTTCCGGGCGATAGACTTTTTCAAATTAAAATCCATAAAATTTCCTCGTTCTGGAAAAATAGAAGGAATAAGCAATCTATCTTTAATATGTAAATCCATAACTTCTTAATGTTTTATCAAGAATAGTCTTTTGTTATAGAGGTGGTTGTTATAAATGATATGATTTTTTGATTTTAACAAGAAATATTGTTATTAGCATTGTAATTATTGCCGATAGATAAATTTTATCTTTATGTAAATCCCACCAACTTAATTCTATAGTCTTTCCTGATGATTTGCAAAGTTCATTAACCCTTTGGTATAGAGAGTCTAGCTTGGATGATATTTGTGAAATGGATATTGATGATGTTTCAGCTGATTCTGTATGCTCGGTATCTTGTTTGTTTATATTAGTTGTACTTTGCTTTATTGGATATTGTTTTCCAGTAGAGTCTGGCATCGACAGATACACTGTTTTATTTTCTAACTTTAAATTACTCAATTTGTCTGCTGTTACTTTAGATTGTTTATCAATATCTATGTGAAGAGAGTCCAGTGAATTACGAAGTTGTTGCAATTCACTGGAGTAATCTATCTGTTGTTGCTTCTCCATATTTTTAGAAGCAGCGCATGAACCAAGCAACAGAATACAAAGAATACAACTTATGATAGTAATTGGTTTCATACAATGCTGATAGTAATGGGTTCCCCTCTTTTTTGTGCCTCTTCAATCTTTTTGTTAAGGCAATCGGAAGTGTATCTTGATTCAGATAATCGGCCTACAGCTGAATTTTTCCCTACTAAAATGCAACCGGCACTGTCTGCGGCGGTGTTGCCACTATGTATGAGAATACCTTCAAAATGGGGAACATTTAATAATCTTGGAAGATTACGACCGAATTTGGGAGACCAGTTATAGATTATATTATAGGTACCATACGGAATTGCTGACTCTCCATAAACCTTTTTCTCTCCATTATCGAATATTCCATTTTTATTTTTATCAACTATCTTGTCTTCTAGGGTATTACAGAAGAATTCATTATTGATATATAGTCTGCCAATAGTATAAGTCTCTTTTGGCCATAGACGTTCTAATCTTAATTCCATAGTCTTAATCTTTTATTTGTGATAGTAATGTGGCTACTTTTATGCCACTGCTTCTGATATGTTTTCCAACCAGTTGTTTGTCCATCTTTTTGCCATTACAAAACGATAATCCAATAATTCCGGCAGGCTTTTCCCCATCATACAATGTCAATAAGGCTATTTCGCTAATATCGTTAGCTTGAAATTTGTAATATAAGCGTTGGTCTATTTTTTGAATGTCGTCCAACCCACCATAAAAATACCCATCGTCCAATACTTTTGCCACAAGTTTGTATTTTGATAAGCTAAAATCCGCATAGTCTTCGTCAACGTTTGATATACTATCCCTAACTTCTTCAATTCGCATTGAACCGAAAAGGAATGGCAATCCTGTTGTCAGATTTTTACTTCCATTATGAAATTCTATTAACCATGCCCGGTCAGCATTAGTGGTAAATATCATTTTAGATAAAATATGGCGAATATTGGAATCCGCAGATAACCTTGTATTTACTAGATGGTCATGTTGGGCAGTTGTTATTTCGGACATACGATCCAAAAGATACTTTGGATTTAATGCGAAAAATATGATGTAACCACTTAAAAACAACAGAAATAGTCCTTTTATAATGCTGAAAAAGCCATATCTCTTTTGTAGGTTAAGTAATTTTTGAAGCCATCCGATGCCTTTATCCAACTGTTCCATATTAATGTGAAGTAATTTGTACTGATTGGATTGGGATAAACCATTCTAGTTCATTTGCAAATGGCTCATTTAAGCGTACCCATACGCCTTTTGTTTTTTGATTTTGATTCTTTTTAATAATAACCCCATCCCTTCCAATTAACTTTTTCAATTTCCATTCTTTCAATAAAGGGGAGGCAATGATTGTAATTTTTCGTCCTACCATTTGTTCTTTTATTCAACATTATTATCATTATTAGATTGAGGAACAATGACATTGAAAACAATACCAGAGTCACCGTTACCTTTCAATTCAACTTTACTTTCTTGTGCTACCTTTACTGGATACATTTCCATTAAAGCTTTTGATGCTTGCACAGCTACAGAACGTAATGGAGCTGGTGATAGCTCTGTGCCTCTTCGATCTGTATATTTTGCTGTAGAAGTTTCGTCTATAATATGCAATAGTTTTTCTGTTAGACGAGCTTTTAGATCGGCTGTTTCATAATTTGCGATAGCTCGCAACTGATTGATATACTCTTGTACATCATCCCGCGCCATTAATTGTTTTGCCTTTCTTAAAGAGGTATGACTGGAATCATAGAATATATCTTCGTAGCATTTGCGAGCATTTCCAGCATAAGGGTCACAGCCGAAAATGAACAGCTCACAAAAATCAATTTCTTGTTTATTCAACGATTCTGGTTTCTTTAGTTCCATTCTTTAATTGTATTAAAGCCCAGCCGATATGTTCAACTGGGCTTGGTTTACTAAGAATAGCTAGGAAAGGCTTTATGAGTTTGTTTTTTCAACATTACTTTCTAATAAATCTTGCATAACAACCCGTCTGAATAGGTCTTTGAGTCCATCTAGCATACTTTCTATATCTGCAATATTCTGTAACTTATCCCGATTAAAATTTATTTGTAAATCATATCCGGAAATTTCCATAATAGTTTCATGGGTATCTTCGGTTTGTACAGCCAGGATTCTTCGGTCTGAAAGAGTGTTGAACACTACTTCTGGCTCCAGTCCAATTGATTGCGCTTGTTGCTTTTCTTCTTCTGTTACCATATTTTATATTTTGAAATGAACACGTGATTTTTCTGTTTTGGTCATAACCATACTACCATCATCTATGCCGGAAGCATTACGCATCCTTTGGGAACATACCATAGCCACATTGGTCGTTGCTGTTACATCAGCATCTGCATCATGGGCATCATCTAGTTCGATACCAAATTTTTCTGCCATGATTTCCAATTTATAACTGCTCATGCCATCTAAATGAGATAAAGCCAATTGTCCTAAAACGATTGTGTCTATATATAAAGGCTGGAAGTGCCCATAGAAATCTGTTTCTCCTCTCATTAATTTGGCAAATTCTTTCATTTGTCCTCCATATTCCATTAACTGTTGCATGAATCCTATATCAAATCCAATGTTTTGGCCAATTAAGAAGGGTTTTATGTTGCGACCTTTTGATAATATGTTTTTGCGGATAAAATCAATAACCTCTGCCGCAACTTGCTTGATGTCCATACCAAGAGATTCTAACATATCCATTGTTATGGCGGAATAAGTCAGAGCTTTTTCTTCATATTTCATGGGCTGTTCATCGTCTTTATCAAATTTACTCTTCAAAACTTTACGTTTAGCCACACCTTTATCCGGCTGTTTATTATATGGGGATATGTATTTTACATATCTGTCAATTGTTTCAAAAGTATCTATACGTACTGCATGGATTGCAATCTGGGTACATGCGC